TTTGTTTTCGTGGAATTACTTTTTTCTTGTTCATCTTCACGTAACTTTTGCATAAGAGCAAGTGCATCACTATCGGGTTGCGTCTTTTTGGGGAGTTTTTTGACAATGTATTCTCCTTTTTGGTATTTTAAAGGAGATTTGTACTCTTTTGAAAAGTACCATTTGGGTATGTTAGTGGTTTTTCTAAATATCTCGACCATAATCTCTAAGGGGGTCACTCAGGACACAAAAAAAGCTTCCGAAGAAGCTTATAATGTTAACCTGAAAAAGAAAAAAAGGGGAAAAAAAGAAAAACATGGATTTTATACCAATTTTTTGGGACCTTGTCAACCCCCTAAATAAAAATAAATTTATATTGACAGGAATTTATGTACAATTTTCCAATTATGTGGTATAATATGTATATTATGACTGTACAACCACAATTTGGTTCCTTATTAGAGCAAATTTGCTACGAATATGAGAAATACGGAAGATTCAAGACGCATATACCAAGCCATCACGTAATTTATATACGTGCGGCTTTAAAAGGACGTACTGGGAGAGACTTCAGCGTTGAGGAAATAGAAAAGGCATTGGTAGCGGAGGGTATGTCACAGTATGTATAGAGAGTAATCTCTATCAGCACAGAGCAGCTTGATACTGTACTTATTCCTGAGGGGTTCGATGCAGTTACTCAAGTTTAGGGCGAGATTACACCAATGTCGGTCTCGCCCATTACTTTTAAGGATTATTATGTTTGAGACACTTGTCTTAGTATGTTTAGCAACAAATCCAAATATATGTCAGGCACTACAAGATTTATATGGACCATACAAGACTGAAAAAGAATGCATAGCTAGAGCATATGAGATAGCCAGAGATTTACCAACACATATGCCTGATTACGTAGCAATGAAGTATAAATGCGTAGACCCTTTAGATAAAAGAATAGATAAGAGCATATAATGGCAGGGATGAAAGGACATACCATAAAAGGGGGGCACAAGCGACCGACTAAAGCTGGTGCTGGTATGACTAAGAAAGGTGTTGCAAAATACCGACGAGAAAACCCTGGTAGTAAATTAAAGACTGCAGTAACTGGTAAAGTAAAGCCAGGAAGTAAAGCAGCTAAGAGAAGAAAGTCTTTCTGTGCTAGAAGTGCAGGTCAGATGAAAAAGTTTCCAAAAGCGGCAAAGAATCCTAATAGTCGCTTAAGACAGGCAAGGAGAAGATGGAAGTGCTAAGAGAGTTAAACTTCGTATTGTTTAAAATATTTAATAGTATCGGTAATAATTGTTATAGACGTTATGTAAAACTATTACATAAGTCTCAAGGGAGAATATAGTGCTCCAAGCGTTAATAGGACCTATAGCTAGTTTAGCTGGAACTTGGTTTGAGAACAAAGTCGAGAAGACAAAAGCAGAAGGACAAGCTAAAGTTGCAGAGGCTCGTGCTCGTGCAACTGTTGCAGAGAAAGTTGCAGCAGGCGAGGTTGCATGGGAAGGTAAGATGGCAGATGCTACAGTGGATTCTTGGAAAGACGAATTTGCGTTAGTGGTTTTACTTTTACCAGCGATTCTAGTCTTCATACCTGGAATGAAAGAATATGTCAAAGAAGGATTTGCTATATTATCAACTTTGCCTGAGTGGTATCAGTACCTCTTATATATTGCAATTAGTGCAAGTTTTGGAATCAAGGGAGTTGGACAAGCTGCAAAGATGTTCAAGAAGAAGTAAATGAATTTAGATACACTACAAGATGAAATATCAAATGACGAAGGAGTCGTCTATGAATTGTACCGATGCTCGTTAGGACATTTAACGGGAGGTATTGGACATCTTATTACAGAATGGGATGAAGATTATTATGGTAAACCTATAGGATATCCTGTACCACAGGAACAAGTTGATGCTTGGTTCGCTGTAGATATAAATAGAACATTACAGGATTGTAAAGAGATATTCCCAGATTTTAATGATTTACCCGAAGAGGCACAATTAGTAATCGCTAATATGTGTTTCCAATTAGGGCGACCAAGATTAAGTAAATTTAAGAAGTTTATCGCTGCTATAAATGACAGAGACTGGATTAAAGCAGCCGACGAGATGGAAGATTCCAGGTGGTACAGACAGACCACGGCAAGAGCTGAGAGATTAATAGCTCGTATTATTACATTAGGAGTACCAGCATAATGGAAAGAATGGAAAACAAAGATTTGATAAAAGCAGCAGACAGAAAGTCCGTGGCACAGGCAAGAGACACTCTAAGCAAAATTGGCAAAGGCGATGATAAAATTGATACGAGTAAAATGAGGATTCGTCAGAGTGATAACGATAAAAATTTAGCTGCTGCAGTTAGACTTAGAATGGGATTACCCAAAACAATGTCCGATGAGGCAGTTCTTCAAATGTATAGACAAAAAGGTATTTCTGATAAATCAAAACAAAAAGATAAAGCTTTGGGCAATCCAAATTTGTCGGACCAGGACGTTAAAATGTTATCTGGACAAAAAGCTGGGGGTGCTAAGATTCCTAAAAAATCTATTATGGAACTACCAACTAACGTGCCAAGACTAATGAAAGGTGCGAACTTAATGAATCCTGACAAGGCAGATTTAAATAAAGATGGTAAATTATCTGGTTATGAAAAAGCTAGAGGTAAAGCTATTGAAAAGAATATTAAGAAAGCTAAAACAGGTATTTCATTCTTAGATAATCTGCAAAAAGATACACAAGCTAGAAAAAGATTATCTAGTGCTGAAAGAAGAGAGTTTGAAGATATAGTTAATCTAGTATCTCCACAACAGAAAAAGAACCTTGGTAAAAATCTTAGAAAGATTCAGTCACTAGGAGGAGATGCTCAGGTTAACAAAACTGTTAGAAAATTTATAAAAGGAACAGGTGGTGCAAAAGTTCAAAAGATTGCTAAAAAAGCAGGTAACCCCGAGTTACAAAAGAAACAAGGATTTATTGGAGCATCAGGAAAAAAATAATGAGTGATAAACAAAAAC